CGGCGACCACCGAGATCTACACTCTTTCCCTACACGACGCTCTTCCGATCTCTGGAAACCACGCTGTTAAATACCGTGGAAACCGCTGACTTTACCGCATTCAGCACGGAAGAAGTCACGGCTTTTACATTATTCCAGACACTGGACACCACAGAGCGGATAACATTCATCACCGTAGTCACAACAGATTTTATCGTATTCCATGCAGTAGTGATAAAATTCTGGATGGCAGACACCACCGCTGTCACAACTGCTTTTATCGCATTCCATACTGTAGAAAATACCGTCTGGATGGCTGTCAAAATCGTGGTAATGACTGTTTTAATTGCTGTCCATGCCGTAGTCAGGAATGTCTGGATTGCCGTATTAACAGTCACCACTGTAGTCTGGATTGCATTCCAGACGGTACTGAAAAAGGCAGAAATGGCAGTCAGGACTGTGGTAAACATATTTTGTATTCCCTGCCAGCAGGCAGTAAAAAAAGAAGAAAGCCCTTGAAAGACTGTCTTCCCTGTCTCCACAATCCCACTCCACAGATTTGTCAAAAAGGTTCCAATGGCAGTCCATGCCGCAATCGTGGCTGACTTAATTGCCTCCCATACCGCAGTGACCGCTTCCCGGAACCACTCACATTTATTCCATAACAGTATGATAATGGCGATCACCGCTGCAATGGCAATCGGCACCCATCCGATAGCCGCCACCACCGCCGTAATCGCCGGGATTACCGTGCCGGACACAAAACCAACCACACCGGAAATAGCTCCCGCAATCTGCGGAATCACTGTCATGATTGTGCCAATAGCCCCTACCACCTTACCGATCACAATCAGCACCGGGGCAATGGCAGCCACCACCAAAGCAATGGTGACAATGATCTTCTTCGTACCTTCATTCAGCCCGTTCAGCCAATCAACCAGTCCCTGAATCCATGACACGATCTGCCGGATGGAAGGCATCAGGATTTCCCCGATGGAAATAGCAAGCTCCTCCAACTGGCTTTTTAAGATGGTAAGCTGCCCTGCCAGATTGTCCTGCATGGTCTCCGCCATCTTTTCCGCCGTTCCGTCACAGTTATTGATGGCGTTGTTTAGCTTCTCAATGTCAGCAGGGGCTGCGTTCATCACCGCCAGAAAACCAGACATGGCATTCTTACCAACCAACGCCTCCGCATTGGCCGCCTGCTCCGATTCGGACATCTGTGAAAATGCCACCCGGCAATCCGCAAGGATCTCCCCAAGACTTCTCATGCTTCCGTCCGTGTTCGTGGTCTGGACCGTCAACTCCCCAAAAGCATCCCCCACAAAAGTTACTTCCCCGGTCAGGCTGGTCAGCATGGTACGCATGGTAGTACCAGCCTGAGAAGACTTGATACCTGCATTCGCCATCAGGCCGATTGCTTCCGCCGTATCTTCCGCCGTGAATCCCAGTGCCCCGGCAACTGGCGCGCAATACTTAAACGTCTCGCCCATCATGGAAACATTCGTGTTCGCATTGCTGCTTGCCGCCGCAAGGATATCCGCAAAATGCCCGGAATCCTTTGCCGACAGCCCAAGGGCGGTCAGGGCATCCGTCACGATATCGGAAGTGGTTGCCAAATCCTCTCCGGAAGCAGCGGCAAGGTTCATGATCCCCTCAATGCCGTCCAGCATATCCCCGGTTTTCCATCCGGCCATAGCCATTGCCCCGATCTTCTGCAGCGCCACCGCAGATTTATCCGCCTGCTTTACCAGTTCCTCCAAAGCCTTCTCTGTCTCCACAATTTCCCTCTGGAGCGCATCATACTGGCTCTGACTGATCTCCCCTTTTGCCAACGCCTCGTTCGCCTGTTGACCTGCCAGCTTCAAGGCATCCAGCTTTTCTTTCGTCTCGCTGATTGCCTGTGTCAGCAACTTCTGTTTCTGCGCCATCAGGTCTGTGTTGCCGGGGTCCAGCTTTAAGAGCTTGTTCACATCTTTAAGCTGGCTCTGCGTATCCCGGATTTCCTTATTGACTTTTGAAAGGGCAGTTGAGAGTTTCGTAGTATCCCCACCGATCTCAACTGTAATGCCCTGGATTCTGGACGCCACGCTCCCACCTGCCTTTCTCCCACGAAAAAAAGAGCCATCACTGGCTCCCATACAACATGAAAAAAGCACCTGCCGCTATGACAAGTGCCTATGTAACAGCCCAACCTCCAATATTTTTTTCATCAATTTTTAACAAAATTCCTATTGTACTTTTCCTGGATATTGCATATAATAAAGGTACAGAAAATGTTGCCGCTTACTGATGGTGCGGGGTATAAATTATTCAGTGCGTTAAATGTTTTCGCTTACCGATGGTGCGATTATAAATTATTCGGTGTGAACATCTTATCCCCACCTTCGTGGTGGGGATTTTTATTAAGGAGATTTATGAAAATACAATCCGGATTTTACTATCACATAAAAGATGCCTTTTTTGAAGAAATACAGGACAGCACCTTGATGTCCAATAAAGAAGACGGCAACTACCGTCCCCACTATCTTGCAATACAGGACACCCGGCATCCTGAAATTTTCTGGATGGTTCCTGTAAGTTCCAAATATGCCAAATACCAGAAAATCTATAACAGCCAGCTTAAAAAGTACAAAAAATGTACGAAGATTGTTTTAGGAAAATGCGGTGGATGGGACGCTGCTTTCCTAATTCAAAATGCGTTCCCCACCACCGCAGATTACTTTGACCATATACATACAAGCAAAGGAATCCCCTTAACACTGCATGGCGGTACTGCAAAATTGATTGCAGATAATCTAAAGAACAACCTGCGCCTGCATAAACGTGGAATTTCTCTTTTTTATGCTGATATTGACCGTATCTATGATATCATGGTCAATAAAACAAATTCCGAAAAGTGATCATACGGGACAGATCCCTGCCCCGTATCACCACATATACCCTCTCACAAAAACAATCTATAAAGTATCTCTCACCAGCGGTCCATGTCCTCCTGTGTAGCAATCTGGCAGTATTTCCATTCATCATTCCTGCTCTCACTATACATATCATTGATTAAGCCGATAGACAAAAGTTCCATATCCGCCATAGAAATCCCAAGCTGCACACACCTAAGCAGGAACAATGGCGTTGTCATTTCACGCTCTGTAGGACGGAGTTTTTTTAGTCTCCACATCCGTCTGTACATTCAATCCCCACAGCTTAATAAGCTCCGGCAGCACCTGATAAATGGAGAACGTATTGAAAGAATCCAGCCATTCCTCCACATCATCCGGAATCTTCGGGTCTGCGTGTTTCGCCATGGTGTAAGCGATATTCTCAAACATTTCCAAAGAAAACAAATCCAGCTTGGAATGTTCCTCATCCCCTTCCCCGATGCTCTTCTCCAGAATCCGCAAATCCTTGTAAATATCCCGCTGGAACTTCAAACGGTAAATCCGGGGAATGGCTGCGGATGCCTTAAACAAGACATCCTGCCCGTCAATCTCGATCTTCTTAACAATGCTCATTTCCTTTCAGCCTCCTTTAGCCCTGTCCTTCTTCCGGTGATGATTCCGTTTTTGGTGTCGGCAAATACACAGACTGGTACCAGCCCGCATACGTTTCCGCCGCTGTTTTATTTCCGGTCTTTGCCTTCACATAACCGTTTGCCAGCGGCCTTGCCTTGACGGTCAACGTTTCCGTCTGCACCTCCCGGCTCTCTTCATTGGTCTTGCCTTCGATCTTCGGGCGGCTGGCGGAACAGTTATACAGCACATGCCGGATCTTCCGGATATCCCCGTCAAACTCAAACAGCAGGGCAAAAGCCGCCGTCTCCGAATTGGCATTCTCCACCAGCACCTCATTGGTATCCGCTTCCTCTTTCAGCACATCCGTCCGGAAACTCTCCGGGATCAGCGCCAGTTCCAGATCACCGTCATAACCCATGTTGTTGGCAATGATATAATACTCAATACCGTCCGCATAAAAGGATTCCGGCTCCCCGTTGGGGTCCAGTGCCAAAGACATCGCGCCGGGCATCGCCACCGGGGTATCAAAGGTGATCTCCCCAGCCTCCGACAGCTTCTGCAATGCGTAATGGCAGTTGCAGATATTAAACTTCACTTTATTATTCATAGTCAAACCTCCATCTCATACAGCACCTCATAGAGCTTTTCCGATTCAATCCACACCTCGCTCTTGCCGTAAAAGATGCCATGCTTTAGCAGAACCGCTTCTATGGCCTCTTCCAGTTCCGGCTGTTTCAGGTCCGTGTAAAGCTCTATGTCAAGCTGGTTAATCTTGAAATACGCAATCCCGTCCGCCGCAAAGTTGTCCGCCCTGGGATATAAAAATACAAGGAACGGCGGTTCCGGCGCTTCCCCTTCCACGAAATGGTCATAAGCAGAGGGCAACCCCGTTTCCTCTATCATCTTCAATACTTCTTCATGGCTCATTTGGAAAGCCCCCTCTTAATGCCTTCTTCCAGTTCCCGGATGCCTTTTTCTTCCGCCGGGGCGATATGCGGGATTGCCCTTACCCTGCCGCCCCCGCGCTTCGCATGTCCTTTCTCCAGAAGGTGGGTGAGCTGGTAACGGTTTTTGCTGTGTACCACCACCTCCAGCGCATTGCTGGTCTCCTTCTGCCGCTTCACCGCCCAACTCTTCTTATACCGCCCGGTCTTCACCGGGGCATTTGCCTGCGTCTCTTTCTTTACCGTGTTCCCGGCCTTCTTCACACAGTCCTTCATCACATCCGTGGCAAGCTCTGCGTATTCCAGAAGCCCGTCCATAATGGCATCCGCCATCTCATCCACCGTTACCCTCCGGTCTGCCATTCCGTCACCTCTTTGCCAGGGAAGCCCTGATTTTTAACGTCTTATTCTGGTATTTCACATTATCCAGGAACGTGATGTTATAAACCTGTCCCCGGAACAGAATCCGGTAATGCTCCGTGTCCATGGCGGATACCTCAGAACAGTACCGGATGATAAAATAAATGTCCTTCTGTGCGTTTACCTGCGCCGCTTCCCAATACTCTTTCCCGGACAGGTTATTCACATAGGCGGAACAAGTATAGTAATCCTCCCAAGAAAGCACATGGTTCCCGGCACTGTCATTTCCCAAGGTGCTTTTCTGGATAGTGATACGTTCCTTCCATTCCCCCAGGGGATTTTTCTGCACTGTGCCGCTGCCCCTTCCCCATCCATTCTCCGCCATCAGAACACTTCCTTCCGGATACCGAACAGCAGGGAGCGCAGGGTCTGCACCAGTTCCTCATGGTCCGCTTCCTCCCGGTGTTCATACAGATAAGCAATGACATACAGGACGGCGATCCGTGCCATGGGAAGGCATTCTTCCAGTTCCGCTGCTTCCATCCGTGCCATATCCGCACACATCTGTTCCCCTGTCTCTATCAGGCCGGAGATAAACGCATCCTCGTCACTGCTGTCCACCCGGAGATATTGCTTTGCTTCATCCAAAGTCACAACCGCCATCCTGCATTCCCCCTGTTCCATCCAAATATATTTTAAGCACGTCCGCTTCTTTATGCTCCGGTGCTTCCGCCCTTCATGGTCATAGTCTTCACAGCCTCCGCAAGAATCAGCTTGCCGTCCACCCTCTGACTGGCAAGGAATCCCACCTGCCC